GACACAAGGATCATTCAGCGCCACAGTTACAGTGGCAACCCCTAGTGCGGGTGTTGCAACAACTTTTGATGCTTCAAGCGCTAGTGTTGTTCGTGTTGACGATGCTGCAGATGGCGATACCCCAGGTAACAGCTTCACTATCGCAGCTCATGGGTTTACTACTGGTCAACCCTTAGTATACAGTAACGGCAGTGCAGTTGATAGTGCAGACACTATTGGCGGATTAAGCACTGGGCAGACGTACTATGCTGTTGTGACAGGAACTGATTACATCCAACTTTCAAATACTGAAGCAAATGCGCTTGCTGACACACCTCAAGTGCTTGACCTATTCGGTCTCGGTGCTTCCGGCTCGTCATTTACAACTATTGCATCAACTTCAACAGTAAATAATTATTTTGAAGCTGGCGGATATATTGTTATTGATGATGATGAATATGAAATCGCATCAGTGGGTGCTCATGAATCTAACGCAAACACAATTTCATTAAACCTACAAAACAAATATTGGGGCCCAACCCAAACTGGCGTATCATATGGATACCAGTGGGAAGGATCAGGTGTATTTGACAATAGTCCTACAACAGGTCGTGTTCATGTTGCAGTAATTGATGTAACAGGTACGATTTCAGGAGTTGCAGGCACTATTTTAGAAACCTATGGTAATGTTTCAATTGTCGATACAAGTGCAAAACAATTCGATGGAACAAGTGCATATCTTCGTGATCTATTAGAATTGAATTCAGATTATATTGAATTCCAGGCTGGTGTTGAAGATGATGCTGCAGACACTGCAATCTTAGGCACATTCACTGAAGTGTTTACCGGAGGCAATGACGGGCAATCTGAAACAGCAGGCGATTTCACAACAGGAAAGGTGATGGCGGGTTGGGATATATACAAGAATCCCGAAGACGTTGACATTTCATTAGTTATTACAGGTATGGCAAATGCTGATATTCAAAATTATGTAATGGACAATATTGCAGAATCACGAAAAGATTGTGTCGCATTCTTATCTCCACGCAAAGAAGATGATACCGCTCAAAAGATTGTCGCATACTCTGTGCCGTTATCAGGAAGTTCATATTCCGTTATTGATAGCGGGTATAAATATCAGTATGACAAATACAATGACAAATATGTTTGGATTCCATTAAATGGTGATGTTGCTGGGTTGTGTGCAAGAACTGACGAAGAAAGAGATCCGTGGTTCTCACCTGCTGGTTACAACAGAGGTCAAATTAAGAATGTTGTTAAACTTAATTTGAATCCGAATAAAACGCAACGTGACTTATTGTACAAAAACAATATCAACCCAGTAATTATTGAACCTGGTTCAGGCGCAATCTTATTTGGTGACAAAACAATGCAAAGAAATCCAAGCGCATTTGATAGAATCAATGTACGTAGATTGTTCATTGTACTAGAAAAAGCAATTGCATTAGCATCTAAGAGTACATTGTTTGAGTTCAATGATGAATTTACACGAGGCACTTTCAGAAACATGATCGAGCCGTTCTTACGTGATGTGCAAGGTAGACGAGGCATTTATGACTTTAAAGTGGTTTGTGACGAAACAAACAATACTGGCGAAGTCATTGATACGAACAGATTTATCGGCGACATTTACATTAAACCTGCTCGTTCTATTAACTTCATTCAGTTGAACTTTGTTGCAGTACGAACTGGTGTAGAATTTAACGAAATTATAGGTCAATAAAGGAGTAGTAACAAATGGCTTTCAACATTAATGAAATGAGAAGTCAGTTAACCGCTGGTGGCGCTAAAGGGTCTCTTTTCCAGGTACAGATCACAAACCCTGTAACTGGCGTAGCAGACATCAAAGTGCCGTTTATGGTTAGGGCTACTCAGATTCCAGAATCGAGTTTAGGCACAATTGAAGTACCATACTTCGGGCGTAAACTTAAATTAGCTGGTGATAGAACATTCCCACAATGGACTGTGACTATCATCAATGACGAGGATTTCCTTGTTCGTGATGCGATGGAACAATGGAGTGCAGCAATAAACTCACACGTAGGTAATCTACGAGGGTTAGGAACAGCATCTCCTTCACAGTACAAAGCACAAGCGCAAGTGATACAATATTCCAAGACAGGTGTTCCACTTCGCACTTATCAGTTTAACGGAATTTATCCTCAGTCAATTGCATCTATTCCGTTAGATTGGGAAACAGTAGATGCTATTGAAACATTTGATGTAACCTTCGACTTCGATTATTGGGAAGTAGTTGGTGGTATTACCGGAACTGGCGGAACTAACGCTTAATCGAGAAGGGGCAGTATTGTCCCTATCTCTTTCTTAAGGAGTATATATAATGGCGATTGAACTTTTTGGTTTTCAAATTCAGAGAAAAGAAGAAGAGAACAAAAACGTAAAATCATTTGTTGAACCGACCCAAGATGATGGTGCGGTTAATGTTTCTGCTGCTGGCGGAGCAATAAGCAGTTTCCTTGATTTAGAGGGTGCTGCAAAATCCGAAGCGGAAGTGGTTCAGAAATATCGAACCATGATGCAACAACCCGAAGTGGTTGCTGCTGTAGATGATATTGTAAATGAGGCGGTCAACATAACCTTCAACGAAAAACCTGTTGAATGCGTTACTGATGATTTGCCTCTATCTGACGGGATAAAGAAAAAGGTCAGAGAAGAGTTTGATGCTATCTTGCAAATGCTTGATTTTTCAAACATCGGTTATGATATTTTCTCAAAATGGTATGTAGATGGGCGATTAAACTATCACATACTAATTGATGAAACTGCTCCAAAGAAAGGTATACAAGAATTACGATACATCGACCCACGAAAGATTAGAAAGATTCGTGAGTACGAAAAAGAAAAAGTAGGATCAACGGGCAATCCCGGATTCGTAAAACGAATTAAAAATGAGTATTATATCTATAACGAAAAAGGATTTAATGCTACACAGAATACAAGCATCACAAGCGGTCCTGCAACATCAGGATTGAAGATTGCTAAAGATTCAATTGTTCATACAAACTCAGGTTTGATGAATGAAAATAATTCATTAGTATTGTCGCATTTACATAAAGCGTTCAAACCATTGAATCAATTAAGAATGATGGAAGATGCGGTAACGATTTATCGTATCTCTAGAGCACCAGAACGCAGAGTGTTTTATATTGATGTAGGTAATTTGCCTAAAATGAAGGCAGAGCAATACTTGCGTGATATGATGACAAAACACAAGAATCGTGTTGTATATGATGCGAGTTCAGGTGAAGTACGTGATGACCGAAGACACATGTCAATGACCGATGACTTTTGGTTACCACGTAGAGAAGGCGGAAGAGGAACAGAGATTACAACATTACCAGGTGGACAAAACCTTGGTGAAATGGAAGATGTATTATACTTCCAGAAAAGATTGTACAAAGCGTTAAATGTTCCTATTTCACGATTAGAATCTGATTCAGGGTTTTCGTTAGGTCGAGCATCAGAGATCAGTCGTGATGAAGTCAAATTCTCGAAATTTATTCGCAGATTACGTGCAAGATTTTCAATATTGTTTGATAAGATATTAGAGAAACAGTTAATCCTAAAAGGCGTCATTTCACCTGAGGATTGGAGCGAAATCAAGCAAAACATACGATATGATTTCCAAATTGATAATCATTTCGATGAATTGAAAACTGCAGAAATTCTGCAAAACAGATTACAAATTCTTCGTGACATCGATGAATACACAGGTAAATATTACTCAGAAGATTGGGTAAGAGAAAATGTATTGATGATGAACGAAGATGAAATTGAAAAAATGAAAGAACAAATCGCTGATGAAGAAGAAGACAAAGAAGGCGATGAGGGTGATACCCAGGATGACGGGTCGTTCTAACATACAAATTTTAATAAATAATAATTGTAAGAAAAAATAGGAGAAGTGAAAATGAGTAATATTGTAGATATGATTAGAAGTGCTGTTGAAAAAGATGCATCAGGTTTCGAATCTTCATTCGACACTGCGATGGCGTCAAAAATGGATAGTGCATTACAATCGCATTATGATTCAACGTACAATGTTGTTGAACCACAAACAGCAACTCCTGTAGAAACTGAATTAGAAACCGAGGAATAAAAATGAAATCTTTTAAGCAGTTTGCAGCTGAAACAACTGATAAAGTTAAATCACCTGACGAACAAAACTTTGCTGATAAGCATATGGTCGATGTTAAAGATCTTCCTGATGATTACAAAGTACCTAAACCTGAAAAGGAAGGTAAAAAGGATAAAACTAAAAAGGCAGATCGTACAGAAAAAGATGATGAAGCTGTTTACGAAGAAATTGATGCTGAATTAGAATCATTAGATGAGGCTGTTCTAGACAGTTTGCGTTCTATTGTAAAAAAGAAATCAGCGCAAACAGTTAAGTTCGGTGACGGCTCACGATCAAAAGTGGATTCGTTTACTGCTAGCGCCTTGGTACAAGTGTACGATAAACTGAACAAACAAAATCAAAAGAAATTTGCTGACACGATCAATAAGACTCAAGACGGATTCATGAAGATGATGGATTTCGCAATGAGCAAGACTCGTAAGTAGGAGAGAGATATGTCATTACTGATTAAAGAAATCGTTGAAGATGTACAATACATTCAAGAAGAAATTCTTGATGAAGAGGGCAATGCCACTGGCAAGAAACAATACTTCATCGAAGGTATCATCATGCAAGGTGATATTAAGAATCGTAATGGACGTATGTACCCTAAAGAAGTTCTTCAAAAAGAAACTCAACGATATAACGAAACTTATGTTAAGAAGAATCGTGCATATGGCGAATTAGGTCATCCTGCAGGACCAACTATTAACCTTGATCGTGTATCACACATGTTCACAGAATTGAAGGCAGACGGTTCTAATATCGTTGGCCGAGCGAAAATCATGGAAACCCCTATGGGTAATATTGTTAAGAACATCATGAATGAAGGTGGCGTTCTTGGTATTTCATCTCGTGGTATGGGATCTATGAAACCCAACAAAGACGGCATCATGGAAGTGCAAAAAGATTTCATGTTGGCTACTGCAGGAGATATCGTTGCTGATCCTTCTGCTCCAGACGCTTTTGTTAAAGGTGTTATGGAAGGTGTTGAGTGGGTATATGATGTTGCTTCATCCTCATGGACAGCGGCAAACGCATTCGATCAAATCGAAGAAGAAATAAAGCAAACCGCTAAATATTCTGTTGAAGAATTGGAAGCAAAAGCAGGGCATTTGTTTGAAAAATTCATCAAATCCATTGCAAAATCATAAATTTTATAAATAATAAACACAAATATCTTTATACAAAAAAGGAGAAAGTCAAGATGAGTGATAACCTAGAAGTAGAAAATCTAGACATCGATCTAGAAGAAGCAAAAGCTACTGGGGAAGATTCCGAATCTGCAGATGCAACTACTCCCGAAGGTGGAAACCCAAAGAAACGTAAGGGTGACAAAGCCGGCGGCGAGAAAGCTGACAAAGCAGACAAGAATGTTAAAACCCCGGAAGGTTCAAATGATGCAGGCCTACATGAAGCAATCG